AAGCCCCATGAAGCGGGTTCAGCATCCCACACAACTTGCATCCAGCCAAGTTCATAATGCTTGGCCCATATAGTGCTATTCTTCATTGTTTACCTTTCATGAATAGAGCCAGAAAAGCCAGACCGAATGCTATGAAGAAGTTCGATCCAACGCCGATCATTATAACAGCCACTACGAGCAGAAGCATGTTAGTGAAAAGGTGGGTAGAAAAGTCGTTCATGTCAGTTCTCCGCAGATGAGAGTTTCACTTTAGTCTCTCTCATCTATCTGTTCAATCGCATACTTGATTACTTTGATCGCAGCAAAAGCATCATCATTGTTAGCGTAGATCTCATCAATGCAGTATTCCGCAGTGATCTTGATAACCTGTTCTGTGATCAACATCTCACGATCACTTTCGGTCCTAGCATCGTTCCATTTACGCCAGAGGATCATATCATTCTGGATCCTACGGAATGCTTTTTCGCGAATCGCTGCTACATTGAACTCGAATTCCATGATCAGTACTCCATCTTCCAGATTTTCTTCAGCATCTGGACAACTTCACGACCACGGTCGGTGAAGAGGAAACCCTGATTATAGACCCAGCCCTCGGCGTCCTGAGAGTGGTTCATATATGTTTCATCTTGTGTCATCCAGCGAAGAGCGGTTTCCTCATCGCCAGCACCATACCGAATGGTTTCAAGAACACGATGGTTGAACTCGGAGACAGCCAGCGCCGCCTCTTCCTTCTCACGAGCAATGGACTCTTCAAGCCTATCGCAAAGATAGTCCCACTCCGCCTGGCGCCCTTCGTCGCTCAACCCATTCTTCCACATATCCATGAAGTCAGCAGAGGGGCGAAACCCATAAGCGTCCTTGTGGAGGTCCGAGATGTGTTCATCTGAGTAAGTATACACGGTCATCAGATGTTCTCCACGATTGCGACTAAGGCAAGGCCAAAGCCTAAGCTGAAGAGGAAGGCACGGAAGGCGATTCGTTCGATATCTGTCTTTTTCATCATGGTTAGATTATACACGGTTCCACACCAAATGCAAGAAAAAAATGCACGAAAATCTGCGACATTGTGTCGCACCCTAAGTCATTGATTTCTATGAAAATGTCCGGGAAAACGCTTCATTCACAGGTTCGCGTCTAAGTTGTATTTCCCTGAGCATGAAACTTGGAGTATATCCAGCGAAGGCGCCTCCGTCTTCAAGGAATGATAGATATTCCCTAGCGTCATCCTCAAATAGGAATAACTGAATCACTTGTTCAGTTTTGACTTCGAAGATAACCCAGTAGAGGATGTCTTCAATGAATACTGGTTCACAAATATATTTCATCATGTCACCTTTAGGTTTTTGAATCTGTCACTTCTGTTTTGCTGATTACGATTTGGAAAGATATCATCTGGCTTTTGTCCAGAATCAACTATGTCCACTTGCGCTGAGTTCTCTACATCATACAACCTCATCTTCGCTCTGTCAATACCCACAACGAACCTTTTATTTGTGGTAGGATCGTTATAACGATTCTTTAGTTGTTTTACCATTATTTGATTTAGTTGTTCCAACTCCTCTGTTGAGATTAGAGCAAACATCAAGTCTGCCGTCGCTGGAAGGCCAAAACTTTCAGATGTGTCGGTAAGTTCAACATCCGAACTTGCGTAGCCCGATCTTGTGGTCTGTGTGGCTGTGACGATTGGAACGTTGAACTCGACCGCAAGTCCTCTGAGTTCTTCTGCGATAGCTTTGATGTAGGTATATGAGTTAACATTCGAACCAGCACGAATGCGGCTAGACGCACATATATTAAGATAATCAATGTAAATAATATCAGGTACAAAACTACGTTTGAGTCTAAGTTCATTCAATAATGTCCTAAAATGTTGAACAGATGCTGATGCTGTTGGATATTCTTTGATGATAAGTTTGCCATGCATCTTGGCTTTAGCAGATTCAATCTTCTTATCAAACATATCTTTTGATATAGTTTCAAGATCGGCTATGTTGATATTCAGAGCATTTGCGTCAATGCGTTCTGCAATCTTTTCTTCAGCCATTTCCATCGTTATGTAGAGAACATGATTACCAGCAGTTATATTGGCTGCAGCACAATGACACATGAACAAAGATTTACCAACACCAGTGCCAGCAAGAGCAACATTCAATGTTTTCTTTGGTAGACCGTTCTTGGTAATACGATTGAAGTAATCAAGATCAAATGGAATCTTAGACTCAACTTTATGATAGAACTCAAATCGATCATCAGCATTGTCAAAGTAATCATGACCAATATCTGGATCAAATGACACAGCAAGAGCATCTGATAGGATAGACGGGATGGCTCCCTTTGATAGAGAGCCATCTTTACTATTCATGATTTCAATCGACTTCATCATTGCTTGATAGATTGCTTTTTCTTGACAGAACTCTTCAGTGCTATCAACCAACCAATCAAGATTGATTTCTTCTGATAAATCCCATGAAGTGATAATCTCTTTTGATTTTCTCACTTCATCTTCAGATACCTTATCGGCATTATCGATTTCAATCAGCAACGCTTCTTGTGTTGGGCGCTGATTATACTTGAGAACAAATTCTTGAATCTGTTTGAACAGAATCTTGTCTTCGCCAGAAAAATAATCTTCCTTTATGAATGGCAGAACCTTGCGACAATAATCTTCATTCGCTATCAGATTTCGAAGTATTGTTCTCTCTAAGTTCATTCTGATCTGCCTCCAATGTTTCAAGTAAAAAGTGATTTAGTATAATACCGATATGCTTAGTGAATCTTTCATCATTTCTTAGAGTTGTTTCACTAAACTCTTTTGTTTCAAGGAGATCATAGTTGAAGCGCAAAACAGCTTCGTCTCTATCTTCGTTTTCCTTGATACCAATTTGAGTATAACGATAAACAATTCCAGCATATGGTCCAACATTAATCTCAATAGGTACTGTATCACCTTTTTCAACATTATACAAGTCATCTCTGAATTTAAAATCGCCATTATCAATCATTTTTTATCTCCAATAGGAATAAATTTTCCATCTTTTTCATAGTTATTGAGTATGATAGTATTCAAAATATTTCCTATATGTTGAATAAATTCACCTCTTCTATTAAGATTTTTACGATTACTTTTTACTATTTCGAACTGGAAATTTATTCTAGCTGTCTTGTCATCTACTTGATCAATTTGATGTTGACCATATCTATAAATTGTGCCCGCATATTTTCCAGTTAAAATCTCTATTGAGCGATTTATTGTTTCATCAATTTCCAAATGAATGATGAAATCTTTACCCTCAATTGGTATTTGAGTTTCAAACATCATCATTTTCCTCAATGCTGGAAACATTTGTTCCACCGTAGAGGAACTCTTGCTTACATGCTTCATCAATCTGATTTAGGATTTCTTCTGTGAAATACTTTTCAGGTTCCTTGAGAATAGCCGACTCAAAGGCTTTACCACCATCGGGCAGTTCGATACGAGTAGAGACCTTCTTGAAGATACCAAACTTCAATGCTAGATCAACAAGACCATAATATGGATCTAGACCTGTAGAATAGTCGAGGAGAGTTTCAACTTGCTTATTCTCAATAGTTAGCCTAGCCTTCTTGAGAACAGCCTTGACGATAGCACCAGACACTTCACCGGTTGACTTGTCTTTATCTTTTTTCTTTGAGAGGAAGATGATTGATGATGCAGCATATTCAAGACCGGAACCTCCACCCATCTTCTTCATTGGAACATATGAACCAACAACATCATAAACGTGATTGGTTACGATAAGTGCTACCTTAGCCTTACCCAGTTTCAATGTGAGAACACGGAACGCACCACGAATAAGTTGTGCGCGAGTCATGTCTCTTGTGTCTTTACCATCAGCAATGTCTTGCATTTCTTTCTCGGTTGATAGATTGCCGAGAGAGTCAAGCACGAATAGCATTGGTGGGCGATCAGACTTTTCCTTTTGTTCAAGATACTTATCTAGAATCTTGATAGCCTGTGTGCGAAACTCTTGAATAGTTGCGACAGGCATGATAGCCACGCGATTGATATCAACACCGCGATCTTCAAGCATCTTCTTTGATACTGCTGATTCAGATTCAAAGTAAAAGATAAAGCCGTTTGGATTGTCTGTTAGAAACTGGCGACACATATTGATAGCATAAAATGTCTTACCAGTTGATGGTTCACCTGCTAGAGCAGTGACTTTATTTGAAGGAAGTCCGCCGTAAATAGAACCAGATAGAAGAGCATTGAGAGCATAAGAGCCAGTGCCAATATAACCAGTAACGTCTCCAGCCTCTACACCATCGGCTACAATGCCAGCATACTCGTTTCCAGTCTCTTTTAGTAAATTTGTAAATAAATCGTTCATAAGATTCTCCTTATTCATCCAATCGCACTATATCGTCCTCTTCGGTAATCTCACCTAGTTGGACTTCTATTGCTACGAGTGGAATTGTTGATGTGCAGGTTATTTTATGTTTTTCTTTTATAGGAACAACAACGGTATCACCTTCAAAAACCGAAAACTCTGCATTACCAAGAATCATTTGACCATGCCCCTGAAGGATGCACCAAGTCTCAGATCGATGATTATGGTATTGTAAACTAATTGAGCGGGAGGGTAGAACGGTTAACTTTTTTAGCTTGTATCCGTTGCCTTTTTCTATTACCTCCCACTCGCCCCACTTTCTTGTCATTCTCTCCTTTGTCATTTGTCACCTCACTCATATCAAGAAATTCTGGAATGTTGTCTCTGTTCATGGAAATATTGAACGCTAGAAGCAACAATACCGCTAAAGGATCAAACACGAATATTAGTAGTATTATAACAAATCTAATGGCTTTGTCAACCACTTCTTTATCAGAACCGCCATAAACTATCTCAGCAACATACTTGATTGGTCCGACTTCTGCTTCAATCTTCTTGAACTCAGAATCATATCCAATGCGTGTCTTTTTCAAAGCTGCTAGTTTGACAATCTCTTTTTGTTTCTGTTCTATTAGTGCAGTTCTATTCTTTCGCTGTTGATTTATAGCACTTAGAGATTGTGTTGCTCTACCACGCTTAGTCATTTCATTGATAGCAGAATCGATTTGTGCTATTTGGTTATCAATGTCCTTGATAGCATCTTCGACAAACTTGATGTCGTTATCGACAATCTTGATTTGCTCGGAAACACCAGTGTTCATGGCTAGTGTCTGTTCAATGTGAGCCTTTGATAAAAAGCCAAAGATGCCCATGCTAGTGATTAGCATAAGCACCAGAATAGCAGACATTAGATAGGCTTTGATGAGTTTTGGTGCAGCGTTCCAGTTATTGTATAACCATGAAGTTGCTACAAGTTTACCAACTTCAAGAACGGAACCCATGATTACGATGGCCCAGAATGCGCCAGCGAATATGTTTGTAAGACCTGCGATGCTATAATAAGCTGCGACGGCTGAAATAGCCACGCCTGTGAGAAAGACTAGATAATTCATGATCGTTTATTTATGAAAAGAAATCTTCTAGTGTTGCAGTCTTTTGTTTATAAGCATGATCAATTCTGACTTTGGCTATCTCAAAGTATTCTTTACTCATTTCAATACCAACAAATCTGAAACCCTCAAATCCACATGCTTTACCTGTAGAGCCTGACCCCATGAATGGGTCAAGAACGACACCATTCTTTGATGTGACAAGTCTAACAAGATACTTCATCAACTCAGTTGGTTTTACTGTCGGATGAATGTTTCTATATTCTGTATTTCTATTTGCTGATAATGAAGAAGCATTACCAGATGCGCCATTGCCAGTCTGAAATGTCACGATCTTCTTGGCTAACAACTGTTCTAGTCCTTCATCACGATCTGATTTAGATGCTTTAGCGCAATAGAAAAACTTACCTTCAGGAATGTCAATAGCACCATCATGAATAATATTTGCTGGAAAGCGACCAAGACCGCCCTCACGATCTACTGACTTGAATCCCCAATTAGTATCTGAAACTCCAGTGTTGATAGATTTATTATCACGACCTGTTATTGGGTTCTGAAGAGGATCATCATCAGATAAAGGCACTCTGCTTTCATCAATGTTGATAGCACCTGTTCCATGCTTCAATACATTAGCAGCAATGTTCTTTTCTTCAATAGGCTTACGAGCAACCACAATCGGTTCATGTGCTGGCTTGAGTGCTGTTCCCCAACCTTTCCATTCTTGTGCTTCTTTTGAAATAGGTTCATCTGACTTTATTTCCCACTCTAAAACATTTCGTGTTTGTGACTCTTGTTCAATGTTTATTTTGGTGTATCCTGGTCCTTTTGTTGTTCCAACGACCTCTCGTTTCAAACCAAAATTCTTATCAATTGCTTTGCTGATATCGTGTGATTTTGGAAAGCCACTACCATACAACCACATGATCTGATCTCGTATCTCAAACCCAGCATCTTCAATTTGAATAGCACCACGATGGTATGTGCGTGAACCGAAGAATGATAATAGATGCCCACCAGGCTTCAATACTCGAAACACTTGTTCCCAAATCTCTTTTTTAGGAACATCATAGTCCCATGCTTTACCCATGAATGATAATCCATATGGCGGATCTGTAACACATGAGTCA